TCACGTTGGAATTGGCCGTGGTAGCGAACGCGTACGCGCAGCTCACCGTGCAGGCCTGCGCGTTGCCCACGTTGACGATGTGGCTCGCTGGGGTGGTGTAGGTGCCGCTGTTGTTGCCGGTCAGGGTGACGGTGGACCCGCTCACGGTGGCCGCACCTGCCACGGTGCCGCCCCATCCCGTCGCCGCCTCGTCGTAGCTCACCAGGGTGTTGGCGGTCAGGGTGGTGCCCGCCACGGTGACGGAGACCTGGGCACTGTAGACCTGCCCATAGTAGGCCGCGACCCAATACGTGCCATCGGCCACGGTTGGCATGAAGGTGCCGGTGATGCGCCCCAAAATCTTGGCGCCGGCCCAGGTCGGTCCGAACCGAATCTCATAGACCACACCGGGCAGGTTAAGGATGGGGTCCCAGGAAAGACCGAGCTGGCCGGCGCTGTAAACCATGGCCAGGTTGTTGATGGTGGCGCCCAGTTGGATCCCAGCGGTGCTGAATTCGTAAGCCACCGTGTCAGCCAAGGATTCCAGGCCGTTGCCCTGTTGGTTGTAGGACACCAGCTTGACGTAGAGCGGGGAGTTGATTCCGGAGGGCGGGATCGCATAGGTGAACACGCTACCGTCCAGCCGGACCACCGGAGCGCCGCTGGCGTGCGCCGTCTGGGCCGTGCCGTCGGCGCCGCGCACTGGCAGGGTGACGGTGTAGGCGTTGGGCCCGGTCAGAGTGACGGCACTGAAATCGCAGACCTCGCCGTCGATGTAGAGCGGGGTCAGGCCGTCCAGGGCGTTGTTGGCCGAGCCGCTGGAGAGTTCGCCGCCGGAAACGACCAGGGACACGGACGCGCTGGCATCCGTCGAGAGCATGGGCGCCGTGAGCGAGCCGTAGCGGCTCGGGCCGGTCATCTGCCCCACCTCGCTGTAGGTCGATCCGTCCTGGGAGACCCACACCTGGCAGCCGCCCCACTGCGGGCCGCCGGCGGTGGCGATTATGACCTCTGGTTGGCTGCTGCCGGCGAACTGGGGCGGCACCGTGAAAATCACCGGTGGGTTCGACGGGCCCGGGTCCACGGTGCTGTTGTTGGTCGGCGCCTGGGTTGCCTGGGTCGCGTAGATCACCGGGGTGCCGACGCCGAATGGCCACGCCTCGGCAGTGATGGTGATCCCGTCCGCCTCGTCCTTCTTCTCCGGGAAATCCACGCTAATGATGCGCACCACCAGTTGGTTGAGCCCCAGGTTGGGATCCGTGATGGCCACCAGGTCCATGGGTTCCAGGAGGATGTATTTCCAGCCCAGCTTGAAGGTGTACTGGTTGCGTAGGTAGACGCTGCGCTGGGCCAGGATGCCGCTGATGGCGTTGGCCATGGCGCGCCGGCAGATCATGTGCAGGCTCACCCCGGAGCCCACCTTGGTGCCATGCAGGGCGGCGTCCATCGGCTCTGTGACCTGGACAGTGCTGGAGTTGTAGGCGGCCATCCGGTCCAGCCATTCGACCGGGATGGTGTTGTAGACGTCGGCGGTGGAGGTGCGGGTGCACTGCACGGGGTCGTCGCCGGTGGCCTGGCCGTCCTCATCCACGGCGCCAAGAAAATCGTCGTAGGTCAAGTTGTAGAGCGGGGCCGTGTTGGGGTTGTAGGTGACGCCGTTGGCGGTGATGGGGGTGTCACCATAGGGGATCACGTTGAGGACCATGCCGGTGGCGCCAGCCGACCAGACCGCCTCGCTGTTGGTGGCGGTGAGCAGATCCTGCAGGTGTTCGCTCGCGGCCTTTTGCTGGTCGAAACTCGGGCTCACGGCAAAACCCATGGCGGTGCAGTAGGTCTGCCAGCTGCCGGGGTTCGCGTTCATCCAAATCTGCTGCGCGGCCACTTGGGCGCTGGGCTCCTGCTGGTAGTTGATGCAGGTCCAGGTGATGGCCGTGCCGGAGGCTGGGGCGGTGGTGAACTGGATGGCCGAGACCCCACCGTTGTTGATGAGGCTGAGCCCATACCAGAGCCCGGTCTCCTGGTTCCAATACTCGCCCACCTGGTCGCCGTTCAAAAAAAAGGCGGGGTTGATGAGATAGGTGGTGAAGGGGATCGTGTTCCCGTTCGCGTCGAGCAGGTTGAAAATGGTCTGGGAGCCATTGCCGGTGCCCACCGTCAGGTAGGTGGTGGTCAGGTAGGGGCAGCCGGTGATCAGCGCCGAGATCCGCGACAGGCTCCAGCCCGGGACGCCATGGGTGGCCGAGGTCAGAAAATCAATGAGGACAGCGGAGGGCTTGGCATCTGAGGCAATGGTCTCGGTGATATTCCAGGCGACCACGGCAAGATAGGGGGGCGGCGCATAGAATCTCACCGCATAGAAATTGGTGATCTTGGCGATAGAGTAGCCCGCCGTTTGCAGAACCCCGTTGACGTAGACGGTGGGATTGATGTACCCGCTGAACGGCGGCGTGGTGCTGTCGCTGATCTGCGCACCGTTCTGGTCGAGCAAATAGAACTGGGTCTGTGAGGCCGTGCCGATGCCCAGCGTGATGAGCGATCCGGTGTCGGGCTCGGTGGCGAGGAGGGCGGAGACTTCGAATGCCCAGTTGCCCATGGTGGCGTTGTTGCCCAGGTTGAACGCATCATTGGCCGCTATGGCCATGCCCGGGTAGCCCACTGCTTTGGCGGGGTGCTTGGTCGCCCACACCGACCACGGGAACTGCGGGCGCGTGCCGGTGAGGACGGTCATCTGCCAGTACGCGGCCGTATTCTCGCTCCCGGACTGCCACACCCGGTTGACACCCGCAATGGGGCCCTCACACAGCGCCAGGATCGCACCGGCGCTATAGGTATAGCTGGTGGACTTGCTGCCGCCCTTGCCGGTCTTCTGGGTGGTGGCGTAGGTCGTGAAATCGTCGTAATCGACCATGTTGCCAGTGATGCGCGTGGTGCCATACACCAGCGACAAGGCGCCCCCATAGGAGCTGGTCTGCAGGTTGATGCCCACCAACTGGTCGGCGTACGTGTGGTGGGTTTTGAGCAGGCCGCCCATTATTCGCTCCCCCAGGGCGACCAGAACCCCACGAAGTGCCGGCGTAGATCGGCGTTGCCCAGGGCGTCATCGAGCACGACCATCCCGGACTTGATGTAGGCGTGGACCACTTGCGGCCAGCGAATGACGATGGCGCCGTGGCTGATGCAGCGGCCGTAGCGGTAGAGCGCGAGGTCGCCCGGCTGGGGCGGTCCGTCGATCCGGTGGGCGTACTGCTCGACGTAGCCCAGGTAGCGTTCCTCTCCACGGTTCTCCGCCCAGTCGAATGGATAGGGTGCGGTCTCCACGGGCGGGATGACCCCCGCCGCCTCGAAGACCGCCGCCAGGATCTGCCCGCAGTCCACCCCAGAGCCCTTGACTCGGGCCATATGGTGGTAGGGCGTGCGCACCCAGGTCAGGGCTTCGGCAACGACCCGGGCCCGGGCACCCTGCTCTCGGAGTCCCCTGGCCAGGGCCGCAGGCACGATCATTCCTCCGGGGGGGAGGAGGACGATCTGCCCTTCCGCCACGCGCTCCCAACCGCCGGTCGCTTCGTTTTCGGCGCTCATAATCCACTCTCCGCCGGTGGCACGTATGGGGCTCCCCGGAAGTAGCCCATGTTCCAGGCCATCCCGGTCCCGGCTACGGCCGCAGTCGCTGTGAAGATGGTCCCGACCCCGGCGCCGGCCGGCGCACCGGCGGCGGTCCAGGAGGTGGTGCCCACGCTGGTGATCTGGTAGACGGCGCCGATGACCAAGGCGGTGCTGGCGGTGCCCCAGAACTGCTGGCACCCCGCCACGCTGCGGGGGCAGCCCGGGTAGACCGTGAACGTGTCGCCAACGGCCGGCTGGGCCGGCAGGGGGGTCACCGGCGTGATGGTGGTGCCGTCGTAGCTGTTCACCGTCACACTGGTGCCGGCGTTCGCCCCGCTGGTGAAAGAGAGGACGCCCTGCTGGTAATACTGGGCCGGCTGGCCCGGCGCCCCCTTGATGGCCGTGGTGGTGCTGCCGGCAGTGACGGCGCCCGTGACGGTCAGGGCTGGAATGCTGATGCCACAGGAAGCGTCGCCGAAAGTGTTGGCGCACGCCGGCAGGAATAGGGTCCGCGGCATCTGCACAGTCAACAATGTGGGCAGGGAGGACACATGCGGGACCACCTCAGTGCTCCCGAGGTCCACGCCCTCCACCAGCCCGTCAAACAGGATGGTCCCGCCCAGCGTCGTGGTATCACCCCAGGTGGGCATGACGACGCGGGTCACCAGCACGCTGGCGTTGTCAAACGCCCCGTTGTGCGCCGCCAGGGTGACGTTGACGCCGAGGATCTGGGCGCTCTGGCCGCAGAACAGCGTCAGGTCCATGGTGCTGACCTTGAGCCCCCGGGTGTTGCTGATCTCTCCGCGCTCCAGCACCGGCTCACCGCCGTTGTCCACGGCTGCGGTGTAGAAATTCCCCTGATAGGTGAGATTGGTGTCAGCGTCGGTCCAGCGGAACACCTGCCCCGTCTGGAGAGTGATCCGGTACAGGTCGGCCATTAAAAATTCGTCGTTGGCGGCCAAATAACTAATAAGAGACGGGGAAGCGTATTTCATCCCTTCACCGTGCGGATTTTTAAGGAATCCCCCTTCCATGCTCCGATGACAATTTGCTCGTAATCGAGGTTGTCTTGAACGAAGCGAACCTTGTAATAAAAACTGCCGCTCCAGGTCAGGGCCGCGCCGGTCAGGGGTGCAACGGCCAGCGTCACCGTGTTCCCGCTGAGGGCGTAGTCGGTGACGGTGACAGCCGTGGCCGTGGTGGGGATGTAGGAGGTTGGGACAGACCCGGGCTCGACTTGTCCAAAGGCAACGTCCACCTGATCGCCGGATGTTGCCAACTCCACGCCCCAATACGCTGCGTTATAAGTGGAACTACTCAGTCCGGAACTAGAAAACCGTTGCCACGAGGTGGTTAAGGTTACTGGGACCGGAGTGGCAGCGCTTACGTTTAATATATAAATTTGCCCACTCCCGGTCCTGCGGCGCAACCACATGGATGTAGTGGCCGGGGAACCTTTGGTCATGTAGCCGTATGCCACAACCACCGCACCGGCGGCTGTCGCCGTAAGCGTCCACGCCTGGTTTGTTCCAGCCGGATCAGATACGCCTGATGTGGCGGTCAGGTTTATCAAAGGACCGTTGTTTTGCGGGAGAGAGTTATACGATCCGATGAGATAATTAGTCCGTGGCGTCGGATACAGCTGCTGAATCCCCTGCCAATCGTTGCGGTAGATGCTGGGCGATCCGTTGGGCACCACTGCCACTCCATTGGCCGTGACGGTGACGGGGGCGGTGGTGGTGGGGATATAGTCCGTTGGTGTGGTTCCGGGTTCGGCCTGAGCAAAGGCAATATCCACCTGATCCCCAGAAGTCCCAATGATCACCCCTATATAAGCCGAGGTCAGGGTTACGCTCGGCGATGTAGCAGAAAAGGCTTGCCATTGCGAGGTGATTGCCACCGGGACGCTGGCCGAATAATCCGGTTTTAAGATGGCCACAGAACCAGAGCCACTGCGGCGGCGAAGCCAAAGTGTGGATGTGTAGATCCCGATGGGAACGGTCGGACCGCCTACGAGTTGCCCATTATTGGTGGTGGCCGTTAGGGTGACGGCGTTCTGGCCTCCTATGGGGTCCAGGACACCTCCAGCCACAGTCCCACCGTCTAGAACCCAATAGGTCCCATTCGTCATACCCTGGGAAAAGACGCAATAATTCGTCCTGCTCGCCGGCTGATCCGTCAGTGAGAACGCCACCGTGCTGCCGTCCCCGGCACCGAAACTAAGCGTGGATGCAACGCTGTTGAGCGGGTCCGTGAAGTAGAACGTGGCGAACTGCCCCCCCAGGCCGGTGAAGAAATTCGACAGCACCTGGGCCTCGTCCTGGCTCACGGTGAAATTGCCGGTGAGCTGGCGCAGAGCGTTGAAGGTCACCTCGTATTCGTACTTCGGGCTGCTCCACCAGCTGGCCCGCTGCTCCGTCCCGGACGTTCCCGACTGCACCCCGGTGGAGGTGAGCACCGTGCGCTTCACGCCGATGTCGAGCCCGGGCAGGGAGGGAAAAACGGCGGTCATCGCGTGGCTCCGTTGCGGAACATCCCGCCGAGCGTGCCGCCCAGGGCCCGCTTGTTTGCGGACTTGTTCAGCCATTTACCGAAGGACTTGGCGTCCATGGCGGAGACGTGCAGGGTGTTGCCGCCGCCCTGGGCGCCTTTGCCCGCCGCCCCGGCCTGGCCGTTGGCGACCATGTTGCGGATCCCGGTGGCGAGCGGGGCGCTCATAACCATTTCATTCTTGTGGATCTGCGCCACCTGGTCACTGGGCACCTGGTCCCAGCCGCCGGCGGCGGAAGCGAGAGCGGCCCAGCCCATACCCTGGCCATACGCCGTAGCGGCTGCGGCGGGAGCTAGTTCAGGCCCAACGATGGGGATAGCACAGATACTGGCAAAGGCATTAACGGCAGCCAGAGCGGCAGAACTGGTGCCCTCGGAAACATTGGTCATAATCGCCGTGGCCAATTGCGTCTGCTGGGCCGTTTCAAACCCAAGCTGTTGCATCAACCAGTTTTCCGCCGCCTTCAGACCCATCTGAACGAAAAAGTTGATCATGCCGTTCAGGGCTTCACTCAGGACGCTCTTGAATGCCTGACCCCAACTCATTGTGCCTTTTATCAGCCCCGCAATGGCGCTGCTGAATCCACTGGTGAGAATTTGGAAGACTTGGCGGTAATTGGCCTCTTGGTCCTTTGCCGCCTTACGATCAAGTTCGGAGATCTGGGCCTGGGCCTTGCGCTCGATGTCCACCTTCTGGTTGGCCAGCTGCTGCAGCTTCACGGGGTCATCCCCGCCCTTTTTCTCGGCGGCGATCTCCGCGTCCTTGGCCTGGAGATTCAGCTGCTCCTCGGCCTGGATCAGTGCCTTGCGCTGGGCCAGCTCCTGGGCGCTGGAGATCTGCCCCAGTGAAACCTTCTGGTCGAGGGTGGCCTTCTGGGCGGCGAGCGCATCCTTGCCAGCGGCCATCTGCTCCCGGGCCGATTCCTTGGCGAGGTCCTCGGTCTGCTTTGCGGCCGCGGCCTCCGCCGCCAGCTTCTGTTCGGTGCCTTTGAGGGTCAGTTCCGCCAACTGGTGCTCGGTCTGGGCGACGATGGTCGTCTTCTCTTTCTGGAGCTTCGTGAACTCGGCCGCATAGGCGACGTCGCCCTTGTTGAGCTTGGCGATCCGGTCGTTCACCGCGGCGATCTCGGCGGCGGACTCCGCCATGACGCCGGCCTTTTCGATGGTCAGGGCGGTTTCGTCCGCAATCTTCTTCTCCGCCAGGTCCTGGGCGATCAGGTCTTTCTTTACCTGGAAAGCCTGCTTGGCGGCGGCGATCTCCGCTTCCATCACGGCCTGGGCCTGTTCCTGGGCCGCCTTGGCCGCGGCCTTGCCTGCCTCGGCGTCCTGCGGCTTTGGTGCATCGCGCTTCGGCCCGCCCTCTTTCTTCCCGGCCTCTGGGCCGCTCAGCCCCAGCACCTTCATCATCTCGTCCCGGGTTTTCGCGGCCTGTTCGCCCATCCGGTCCAGCGTCTTGCTCCAGGTGCTGGCGATGCTCTCACCAACGCCCTTGAATGAGTTCTTCACCCCGGACCAGTCCTTGGCGGCCAAGGCAGTGAAGGCCCGGGCCAGCCCATTGGCGACCTGGTCCACGGTCTGGTAAAACGCCACCAGCACGTCCCAGGCTTCTTCCACAGCGAGCTTGACCGCCATGAGGGCGGCCGCCAGGGCGCGGAACACGGCGCCGAGAACGGTGGCCACGGTGGCCAAGGCCCCGCCCGGGCCGGCCGACTCAGCGAAGGACGCGGCGAGCTGAGACAGCGCCGGGATGATGGCGCTGGCGATGGACATACTCATCCCTTCGCCGGCCGCCTTCAGCCGCTTCAGGTTGTCCCGGTACTCCTCCATCCCTTCGGCGGCTTCGCCCGTCATGGTGACGCCCAAGCGTTTGGCCTCGGCCTCCAGTTCGGCTATCCCTTCCCGGCCCTTGTTCAGGAACGGGATCAGCTGGGCGCCGGACCGGCCGAAGACGTCCATGGCCAGGGCCGTCTTGCCGGCGCCGTCCTTCATTCCCTCGAATTTCTCCGCGAGCGCCAGCAGCACCGTGTCGGTGCCCTTGAGGTGGCCGCTGGAATCGGTGACCGAGACCCCCAGCGCCTTGAACGCTTGGGCGGCCTTCCCGGTGGGGGAGGTGATGGACTCCTCCATGTTCCGCGCCAGTTTCTCCAGACTCCGGGCCAGCGATTCGAAGGGAACGTCGGCCATGCCGGCCGCGTATTTCAGGGCCGACAGGTTTTCCACCCCCACGCCGGTTTTCTGAGCTGTCTTGACCAGGCTGTCGCCCAGCTCGGACGTGCTCTCGATCATCTCTTTGAACATGGCGCCGCCGGCCAAGAGCCCGCTGAACGCCATGATGGGGGCCTTCAGATGCTCGAAGGATTCGCTCAGTCCACTGAGGGAGCCGGTCATCTGGTTCGTGGTGTCCTTCACCCCGGCCGTGGCCGTGGTGAGCCCATCCATCAATCCCTGGATCTGGGCGCCGAAGGTTACTTGAATATTGCTGTCATCACTCAAGTTAACCTCCGTTGAACAAATTCACGATGGATTGCATGTCGCTCTGGATCGCTTTCGTGGCCGGTTCGGCCTTGGCCTTTTTCTTCCGCCCCTTGATGCCCATGAACCCCTTCAGCAGCTGGTGCACCGGCGGGTTGTCGGCCCAGTAATCCAGGAGGTCCAGCACGTCCGGCCACGGGGTTGCGTCCACTTGCGCCGGCATGCAGCCCAGGGCCGTGCAGATGAGCCCATAGAGTTGGCCCCAGCTCAGCGGCTCGCCGGGGCCAGCGCTTCCCCCTGGTTGGCCTTCGATCCCAGGCCGGTGGCGGTGATGACCTTGCCCAGGGCCTCCTGCAGCTCATCATTGAGCAGCGGATCCAGGTCCTCCAGGGTGAGGTGTGGATACTGGTTCTGCAGGGCGAGCAGCACCACGCTCTGGGCGCGATCCACTTCGGCACCAAAGGCCCCCGCTTGAGCAATGACCCCGGTGCTGGATTTCAGCGCCTGGAGGCACTCCACCAAGGCCGGCCAGTGCTTCCGGACCTGGCCGGTGTTCAGGGGTGGGACGTTATAGACGGTGCCGGAAAGGGTGATTGTGCTGGGTTCGCTCATGGCCGAGGCCCTTCAATGCCCGGGGCCCGAAAGCCCCGGGAGGGAGATGGTTAAACGCTGGTGTAGGCGTAGGCGACCTGGCCGGCCAGGTTCTGGCAGGCCTGGAAGTCGATCTCGTCGCCGGTGTAGTCGGTGTTTTTGAAGGACAGCGCGGTTTTGCTGATCACCACGTTGGGCAGCACGAGGCCCATCTGGCCGCCGATGGGCGAGCTGCTGTAGTTCTCGTAGAGGGCCAGCTGGAAGTACGTGTTCGTGCCCATCAGCTGGTTGGTGAGCGACAGGGTGGTGCCAGTCGCGGCCACGGTCCAGCTGTAGCAGAGCGCCATCAGGTGGGTGGAGTCGGCTGCGGCGAAGGTATAGACGCCGGTCGTGGTGACCAGGGAATACTGGCCGGTGGTGGGGCCGGAGGCGACCCAGGTCAACCACTTTTGCGCCGTGGTGTCCCAGACGCCCAAGTCCTGTTTGAAACTGGCGCCGTGCACCGCAGTGATGCTGTTGGCCGTGGGCGCGGCGGGACCTTCCAGGTAGACGCCCTGGACGTTGCCGGCGGCCACGGTGGCGCCGCTCATGATCTGCTGGAGGAGCAGCGAATTGACGGTCTTGAAAGTGGCCTTGCCGGTGATCTTGCCTTCGCCCCGGGCGATGTCCAAGGCGAACTGGGACTGGCCGACGAGTTCCTTCATCGTGTAGCTGATGTCGACGCTCACATCCGTGAGGACGCCGATGGGGATGGGCTGGCTGCCCACGATGACGGTTAAAAACCCAACTCCAAAATTCACCACCTGGCCCACGTTAACCTCCTTGGTTAGCCTTGTTATTCAAGGCATTTCGTTTATTTTTCATTATTTCAACATAGGCTAGACGCCTAGAAAAGGGCGACGATCTTGGAGCGCAGGGCCTCCGTCAGGGTCATGAGCGTGTTGTGGGCGCCGGTGGGCATCAGCACGGAGACGTTGGCCCGCACGTCCTCCCGGAACGCGTTGATGGCGGCGTTGATCGTCTCGACGGTGGCGGGCGGCGTTGCGGCGGCCTCCTGCACCTTCTCGATGGCAGCTTCAGCCACGGCCTCGATCTGCTGGATGGCGGTCGCCTGCGGGGCGGCCTCGGGTTCGGTGGTGGCCTCGGTGGCCGTGGTAGTGGTTTCGTCAGACATGGCTACTCCAGAGCGTTGAGCGCGGTTTTGAGGGTGGTGAGCTGGGTGAGAATGTCATCCATCGCCTGGGCAGGGATCAGGGCCGCGTCGTTGGCGACGATGTTCTGCCAGGCCTGGTCAACAAGGGCATCGGTTGGGGACATGGGGACTCCTATTGGATGACAAGGACTTCGATGCGGAAGGTGGCAACAGCCCGCGGGCCCAGGACCCCCTCGTCCGTTTCCACCTCGGTGATCCAGGCATGGCGGATGCGGCCAGTGAGGTCCCCCAGCACCTGGACAGTGGCCGGATACCCGGGGGGCATCGCAGGGGAGGCTGGCGGCTTGAGCGCGGCTTCGATCTGGTCCAGATACTGATTGAGCAGCGTCGAGGGTGCGAGATTGGGATCCTCGCTGTGCACCTGCAGGTCGCCAACGTATTCCCAGGTCCACTGGGTAGGCTCGCCGGAGGCACCCTGCTTGGCCCGCTGGTTGCCCATGGAAAGGAAGAAGGCGGGGCACTGCTCTGCCGTCACGTCGCTCCAGTGCCGGAGGCGCCGGTTGAGGGTGTTGAATCCAGACAGAGCGGAGACCAGGGCGAACAGCGCCTCGTTGACCCATTCACGGGTGATGGGTGTCATCGCGTCACCGCCCTTCGAACAGCGGCTTCGAGGTCTTCGCGGATTTCGGGTCCGAGGTCTTTCAAGGCCGAGCGGAGGAAGGACTTTTCCGGCAGCACGATGTGCTGGTTGCGGTTGAAGGAATGGACGACGGCCACGCCCTCGGCCGAGACCACGCGCTTGAGCATGTGGCCCTTGGATCCGTCCTCAGCAGTAAATGCCCTCCCCCTCGTGATGGCGTAACGGTTTCGGCTCTTGCATTTCCGCAGGTATTCCCGAACGGTGACCATCTTGAACATATCCACGCCGAATTCATGGGCGGCAGCGTATTCCACGTTCGTCCCGACGATGCCGGTGATTTGTGAGCCCTGCTCGTCCACCCGGAAGGTGATCGAGCGGCGCAGCCGGCCGGTACGGACGTGCAGGACTTCGCCGGTGAGCTTGGATTCCTTCACGTAGCCGGCCAGTTCCACCGCCAGGCTGCGCACCTCGGACTTCAAGACCCGCTGGGCCTCCTCGGGAAGGCTGGTCAGGTGGTTCAGGACCTGGGGCCCGCCGAGTAGTTCCGCGATCACCATGGCGTCTCCTTCTTGTAGCGCTGGAGGATGGCCATGGCGTCCTTTGGGGCGATGCTGTTGTCGTAGCTGGTGCTTTGCCCCTGCAGGCTCTTGCTGTTGACGCCCAGGGAATCCTTGCGTCGGTAGCGCAGGGCCACGGTTTCGACGATGGCCCAGCGCAGATCCGCCGGTTCCAGGGTGATGGTGTCGTTCATGCCTGGGGTGGGGCTCCCAGGCACGAACAGGTAGGGGTAGCCGGCCTGATACTGCACCACCACGTTCTGCCGGCCGCGCGGGAAGTGCCCGCCGATGAACACAGCTTCGCAGTCGGTCGCCACGATGCCGTACTGTGGGGATCCGGAAGACATCGGGACCGAGGATCCACCGATCGTGACACTGGTGATGCCCGTCACCGGCCCCGCGGGCAGGAACAAGGCAGATCCCCCGTTTCCGTCCGTGGTGTAGGTGTAGGGCTGGACGCCGGCCAAGTTCCGCTCGGTGAATCCCTGCGCCCACGCCGACACGGCCGAGATCAGGAAGCTCAGCGAGGTCAGGGACGTGGAACCGATATTCGGGTCTCCCAGGTAGGAGACCACATCGGCGAGGGTGCAGAGATCACCGGCAGGCATGGCGGGCCCCTAGTTGATGTTCTGGATGAGCCCCAACGCAGGCGGAAAGCGGTTTTCCAGGACTTCACGCACCCGAACAGCCGTTTCCCAACGAGTGGTCCGAAGCGGCCATTCTATTTGCCAGTAGTCCCGGGTCACCCGGACCTGAATCGGGCTCGGCATCTCGTCGATGATGAAGGGCAGCGTGCGGGCGCTGGCCAGGATCATGCCTTTGGGCATGTAGGGGTGGACGTGGACCTGGATGTCATCCCCGGTGAAGAAGTTGTGGATGCTCGGCAGCTTGGAGCCGGAGACGATCTCGATGGGCTTTCCGGGCTCCTGAACGATGCGGATCAGCGGCTGGTTTCCGGATCCCACGATGCCGTTGGCGGCGACCAGGTTGCGGAACTTCAGCGCCACGTCGGAGGACATCCACAGGTCCGTGGGGCTCATCCGGTAGTTGTCCCACCGGTCCTTGAGCATGGCAGTGATCTCGTTGATGCCGCCCTCGCCGTCGCTGGTGATGGTGGCGCCGCCGGTCAGCGCGTTGTAGTAGGCGTTGTTGGTGGCGTAGCTGGCCGCGAAGTAGAGCAGGCCGTTCATCGCGGTGATGTTCGTGCCCTGCTGCTGGCCGTCGTTGAAGCTGAAATCGGCAGCGGTCAGGGTGGACGCCAGCTGGTTGGTGCTGGTGGGCAGCGCGTTCAGGACCGCGGTGGCCAGGGTGGTGATGGCGGCGATCTTCTCGGCGCCGGCCGTGCCCAGATACCAGGCATAACCCGCGGCGCCCGCGATCGGGGTGGTGGTGCAGGTCAGGGTGTTGTTGGCGCTCATCGCCTGGGTGGTGTTGGTCGAGGGCTGGCCAACCCCGCCGTTGACGATGGTGGTGGAGCTGTCCAGGTTGCTCCGGGAGATCTGCTGGACCAGGCCGGCCGCGCTCACGTTGGAGTTGGCCAGGCCCTCAGGGGTGAGGGGCACGACGATCACCGACATGGTGCCGCTGAGGGCGCCGCCGGCGACGGTGCTGGGCACCAGGGTGGGGGCGACGGGCTGACCCAGGGGCTGGTTGTAGTTGCCGTAGAGCCACTGCTTCTCTTCGGCCCGGAACAGGTCCTGAAGCAGGACCAGGCGCATCTTGGCCTGGGCGTTGTCGAAGTCGGTCGCGGCTTCGTCGCCTTCGAAGGTGAGGTAGCTCTCTTCCTGGAGCACGGTGTAGGGCGCGGCGAAATTGGTGATCACCGGGCTGATGGCGATGTTGCGCTGACCCTCAGAAACGTAGGGGCTGCGGCCGGTGTCGGACGGCAGGGACAGGATCGCCTTGTACCGGTGGGCGGTGTCGCCCTTGGTCCCAGGGACGCGGGGCAGCGAATCACGCAGGGGGGTGGGGTTGGCCAGCATCAGCCGGGCCAGCGGTTCCAGGTCGTAGTTGACCAGGCCGGTGGCGGTGGACCAGCCGCTCTTCTGGAGCTGGTCCGCGAAGGCTTCAACGTCGGTGACGCCATACTGCTTGGACAGCTGGCGGACGGTATCG